CAAAATCGACTCCTCTCTCTCAGAACTAACAAAAAATAGATAATACCATTACAGTTTTTAGAAAGTTAGAAAGGAAACTTAGAGATGGCAAATGTACCAACATCAACAGAAGATCGCGCGCTTGCCCTTTTAGGATCTGGCATCACTCCATCCATAGTTGCTGCATCTCTAGGTGTTTCTGAGTCTCGCATTTCTCAATTACTATCTGATGATACATTCGCGGCCCGAGTAGCTGAACTAAGATATGAATCACTACAAAAGCATAATATACGAGATTCTTCTTATGACTCACTAGAAGATGAATTATTGGAAAAGATGAAAGATTGTATCCCATTGATGCATCGGCCAATGGAGATACTAAAAGCAATTTCTGTTATTAATGCAGCAAAACGGCGCGGCCAAAGTACTCCTGATGCCATCACAGAAAAACAACAAATCATTCAATTACAAATTCCAGTACAAATTATTAATAAATTTCAAACAAACATCCAAGGTCAAGTTACAGAAATTACAACATCTGAAGACAATCAATCACATTCATTATTAACTATTCAATCAGGCTCATTAGATTCGCTTGTAAAAGAAAGGAAGGTGTCAAATGGACTGCCGCAACGAGCACGAGATTCTTGCGCTGTGTAAGACTATTGTTTCCGCTGAAGAGAAGAAACAGCAATTGCTTGCAGAAAATCGGGAGGCGGCCCGCGAGTTGCTCTCCTCAATTCCATCAGTATCATATGTAACTCAGAAAAAGAATGAGTCTGCTGAATAAACTAGGATTCTCTACATCTGCGGCTGTAGAATCCAGTATAGATATAAATGCTTCACAGGATCGTAAGATAGAAGAGCCTCTTACTGAGGCTGTTTTTTCTGCGCAACAAGTAGTAGATCTATCCAAAAATTCTCTTGACTTTCTGGCCGGCCTCGCCACGCCGCTAGTTTATCAATACCAATATCCTCCAGTATTTCTAGCTGTATGGGATTGGCTGCGTGAGTATGTACACAAAACTAGAGATTTCTCACAGCTTGCATTAGGTTTACCTCGTGGTTTTGGTAAAACTGCGCTAATGAAACTGTTTATTCTCTACTGTATTCTTTTCACTGATAAGAGATTCATTCTTATTATCTGTGAAAATACTCAGAAAGCTGTAAATATCCTCTCTGATATTGTAGACATGCTGAATGAAGAAAACATTAAGAAAACATTCGGAGATTGGAAATTAGGAGTTGAGACAGATAGACAAGATTTGAAAAAGTTTGGCTATAGAGGAAGAAATATAATCCTACTAGCAGTAGGTGCTGACAGTGGTATTCGTGGTATTACTTTGAAAAATGAACGTCCTGATGTCATGCTATTTGATGACATTCAATCCCGCGAATGTGCTGATTCTCAGGTACAATCAGAAGCACTAGAGCGCTGGATGGTTGGTACTGCGATGAAAGCTAAATCGCCGCGCGGTTGCCTATTCTTATTTACAGCCAATATGTATCCCACAAAATGGTCTGTATTGCGTAAACTTAAATCTAACCCAAACTGGATTAAATTCATTGCTGGAGGAATTCTTGCATCTGGAGAATCTCTGTGGGAAGATTTGCAACCAATATCACAATTAATGAGAGAGTATGAGAATGACTTATCAATGGGGCGGCCCGAAATTTTCTACGCAGAAGTACTTAATGATGAAACAGCGTCCTCGAATAATCTCATCGATCTATCTAAATTGCCTGCTCTTCCCTTTGAGGATGGCGATATACCAGCAGGAAATTTCATACTTATTGACCCTGCTTCAGGTAAAATCAATTCAGATGCTGTCGCAATCGGATATTTTGAAGTCTATGAAGGATATCCAGTTTTGCGAAAACTTGTCAACGAAAGACTGTCACCAGGTGATACCATTCATCGCGCGCTCACATTGGCGCTGACTCACAACTGTAGACTAATTGCTGTAGAATCTGTAGCATATCAAAGTACATTAAACTATTGGTTCCGATTCATCTGTGAGCAGCGTGGTATTTATGGCGTAGAGTGTGTAGAAGTGTATCCTGGTGGATACTCTAAGAACTCTCGCATTCTCAGTATGTTTAAGCAGATGATGGCAGGAGAGATATTTGTAGATCCTGAAGTAAAAGGTGAAGTATTTCTACAGATAATGCAATTCAATCCATTGAGAAGAGATAATACGGATGACATTTTGGATCTTTTAGCATACTCTCCCAAAGTACTTGAAATGTACGGTGAGTTCGTAGTCTCTATGAATGTACTTATCAATGATGATAACTCCTCTATAGAGATACTACCCCCTACTGTAAATTGTTCTTTCTAATTCACAAAAGGAGATATACCGTGGCAGACAATCAAGCAACTACATATCCATTGTTATCTTCTGTAACTACTGCAGCTACAGGGGAGGCTATAAGTTTTGGAAGTGACGCATACGCAATACATGCAGTTGTTGTCGGAACAGGCGCAGTTACTGCAGTAGTAGTAATTGAAGCTTCTAATTTTGATGGCTTTGTGTATCCTATGACGCTGGGTACTATCACGCTATCTGGTACTAACTCTGCTGCTGATGGGTTTTCCGCATACGCACCTTGGAAAGCCATTAGAGCTAAAGTTACAGCTGTTTCCGGGACAGGAGCAGCGGTAAGCGTATTAGTAGGAGTTTAATACCATGCCCGTATCTATAAACACCCGCATCGCAAACATCACTTGGGTCAACGCCGCGCTGACGTTACCGGATGCGGTCAACGCCGCGCTGACGTTTGATGGGACGAATCTGGGCATTGGGACGAGTTCGCCTAGTGTAAAACTTGACGTTAACGGGACTATTAAAGGTACTACGTTACTAGAAGGCGCAACACCTGTTGTCGTCCAGACAGACATCGGCACGGCACCCAATGAAATCCCGCTGAATCAGTATCTCGGTTCGTTGGCTTTCCGCGACCAGCTACTCGTCTCCGTACCCGCATCTGCCACTGCTGCCGGAAATGTCGGTGATGTGGCCGCGAACGCTTCGTACATCTATGTCTGCATCGCCCCGAACTCTTGGGTTCGTTCATCTGCTACTACTTGGTAAGGAATAAAACATGGCTATTCAACCCAACTTCCCGAGCGTCAAGCCTTCACTCAATCTTGATTTTGCCAACACCAAACAGCTTGACCCACGCATCACGTTCACCCGCGCTTCATCGGCCAGCTACTTCGACCGGGATGGGTTTTTGAAACTCGCCGCATCCGGTGTTCCCCGGTTCGATCATGACCCGACCACTGGTGAGAGCTTGGGGCTGCTGATTGAGGAGCAGGGGACGAATTTGCTTACGTATTCGGAGGATTTTGCGGATGCGGCTTGGAATAAGAATGGGGCAACGGTAACGGCTAACGCTGAAGTTGCGCCTGACGGGACTCTGACTGGGGATAAACTGGTTGAGAATACCGAGACCGGAACCCATAATACTTATGTACAAATATCCGGACTAAGTACATCAACTCAATACACATATTCAGTTTACGTAAAAAGTGCGGAGCGCAGTTCAATCCAACTAGCTTTACGTAATAGCAGTTTTGGTTATCTTGCGGGGGCTGTTTTTAATCTAACAACGCAAGTTATAACCAATACCAACGGTAGTCCAGCAACATCTATTACAAATGTAGGCAACGGTTGGTATAGATTGACAATCGTTGCAACATCAATTGATACAACTGTTGGGCCGTTGATGGTTTTACTTAGTACAGGAACGACCACCAATTACACCGGCAACGGCACATCTGGCCTCTACATCTGGGGCGCTCAACTCGAAGCTGGCGCATTCCCCACCAGCTACATCCCCTCCTCCTCGGCAGCCACCACCCGAGCCGCTGATGTGGCTGTGATGAATGGTTCCAACTTCTCCAGTTGGTATCGGCAGGATGAGGGGACGTTTGTCTGGTCAGCGTTGGCGGTTAATGCAAGTGGCCCGGCTGCTGGCGGCACTGTTGCCGTAGCGTCAAACGGAACCAACAGCATGTTTATAAGCATGGGGAGGGGTCATGCTGACGCAACCAATCGGTTCGAGGCGGATATAGTTGCAAGTTCTACTGGCCAAATGTATGTCAACTCGGATGAGTGGACTGCTGGCACTCTTGCAAAAATTGCTTTGGCTTACAAGCTGAACGATTGCGCTTTTGTCCAGAACGGCCAACCTGCAATCACAGATACAAGCGTAACCGTGCCTACGGTTAACCGTCTGTTTATCGGCGTGAATATGTGGGGAACAAGTGGGTGGTTCAACGGCCACATCAGCCGCATAGCATACTACCCCCGCCGCCTGAGCGATGCAGAGCTTCAGGCCATTACAAGCTAAGGAGAAACACATGGACTACTACCTGAAATTTGAATCCGAAGCAGCCGCCAACGCTGTGTTGTTCACCCAAGTTCCTACCGAGTGGGACAACACCGATCCAGAGAACCCAGTAGCGATAGAATGGGAGTCACGCTCCAACTACCGCAACATCGACACCATCGGGGTGATTTATAAAGGCGGTGAATGGAATGACGAGGGTGAAGTGATAACAGAACCCGTGGCTTTGGATGGCTGGCATGTCAACATTCGTTTGGTGGATGGTGAAAACAGTGAGCCTTTGGAAGCGTACACAGTTGAACCTGGAACACCTGTAAGAATTTGGAGCTAAAAATGTCTGAAATGAATATCAACATCGTAAACCTTGACCGTAACCTTCCCGATGGTCTATGCACCACAGCCCACTGGACTGCCACCAAGCAAGACGGCGACTACACCGCCTCTGCCTACGGCTCGATTGGCCTGCCTGCAAAAGACCCAGGTTCCACCAGGGAAACTAGTGCCGAAGAATTCGCAGAGCAAATCAACAAGGCCATCTCTCAGATTGAAGCTGGCGACTTTGATGTTGTCGATCTTGAGGATGCCGCCTGCGCTTGATCTATGAATAAATTCGGTGAGCTTTACAACTACTGCCAAACCCTAAAGCCAAAGCGACCCAACCTTTGTGGCCTATGAAGACATCACCGGGAATACGATAGTTATCATGTCTGAAGAAAGTTCTAATCCTATACTAAAAGCAGTAAAAAGATTACCTGCACAGGTAGCATTTGCTATTCCTGATATGATTCAGGAGATTGGAAAATTAATCGGTGTACGAAAAGAGACTGCCCCAAATTTATCTGATGTTATAAATGAAAAAATTGGCGCTCCATCTCCGCCAGAAAATATGGAAGAAGCGGTTTCTGAATTAGTTGCTAATCTAGTAGCTCCTGGCGGATTAATGAAAGGTGGTATTGGACTTGCTGGAATTATTGCCCATCACGCATCGCCATATAAATTTGAAAAATTTTTACTTGATAAAATAGGATCAGGGCAAGGAGCGCAATCTTATGGAAAAGGATTATACTTTGCAGAGCATCCAGCAGTACTTTCTACATATGAGAAAGAAATGGTAGCTAAAGCAGAGGCAGCTATAGGTACTGTACAAGGAAAAATAGACGTACAAAAAGTTATTTTTAATAATAAAAATCTTCCTGTAGAAAAGCGTACCGATGCAGCAAAGCAACTTAAAGAACTCGAAGCAGAACTAGAAAACACAAAAAATAAGTTTAAACCTACGTCTTACACAGTAGATTTACAAGATAAGGCTGTAGCAAAAATGTTAGATTGGGATAAACCTTTAAGTCAGCAAAAAGAAGCACTTGAGACACTTAAAATAACCCCCAAAGGACTACATAGTATTAAATTAATAGGCGGAGGCGATTCAGTTGAGGCTCTATTAAATACAATTGCTACTACAACTGCAAAGGCAGGTACCACTGACTTGGACTTAACAAAAGCTGCCAAGTTATTAAATGATAAAGGAATACCTGGAATTAAGTATTTAGATGCTAGGTCAAGAAGTGTTGGAGAAGGCACGTCTAATTTTGTTGTTTTTGATGAAGATATAATAAAAATACTCTCTACTAAGGAAATAAAATAATGGCACTCCCAAACACACCGATGCTGCTCACCAAGAAATCGCAAGAGGCATTACTTCAATATCACCATCAATGCTATGATCTCCAAGCTCGTAATTGGAATATACGTGAACAGATGGAAAAGATTGATCGTGCTTATATGCGTGAAAATGATTTCACAGCTGAGCAGCAAAAAGCAAAACTATCTAATCGCTACGGTGATCCTACGAAATTCCAGAACATCACTGTGCCAGTAGTTATGCCAATGGTGGAAGCTGCTGTTACTTACCAATCATCTGTATTCCTCACTGGCCATCCTATTTTTGGTGTAGTATCTAATCCGCAAAACATGGATGCTGCATTGCAGATGGAAACAGTCATTGAAGATCAATCTACTCGCGGCGGATGGGTGCGAGAATTGATGATGTTTTTCCGTGATGGATTTAAGTATAACCTCGCCGCGCTGGAGATTAATTGGGATCGCTCAGTTACAGCCGCACTAGAAACTGATCTTGGATTCTCTACAACTCAGGCCCGCCCGAAAGAGGTAATCTGGGAGGGCAATTCACTTCGCCGTAGGGATCCATACAATCTCATATTTGATACTCGCGTAGCACCAGCTGAGATTTACTGGAAAGGTGAATTTGCAGGGTACACTGAGATTTTCTCTCGTATCCAATTGAAAGCATTCATCGCGGCCCTGCCAGATAAGATGGTAGATAATATCATTCCTGCATTTGAATCTGGCCTTGGATTCTCAGGTCTTAGTACATTTGCAGCCGATGGTGGATTCTTCATTCCGCAATTGAATCCAGATGCGCTACTTGATCGTGATCCGAGAGTTACAACTAACTGGATGGCATGGGCAGGAATTGCAGGTACTGACCAAAAGATTAAATACAAAGATATGTATGAAGTTACTACTTTGTATGCAAAGATTCTTCCATCAGATTTTGGTATGAAAGTTCCGGCCCCCAACACGCCGCAGATCTGGAAGTTTATTTATGTCAATCATAATATTCTGATCTATGCTGAGCGCCAGACAAATGCCCATGGCTTCCTGCCTATGCTATTCTCTCAGCCGCTTGAAGATGGATTAGATTATCAAACTAAATCTCTCGCAACTAATGTATCGCCGATTCAAGATATTACTACTGCAATGTGGAACTCTGTAATTGCAGCTCGCCGTCGCGCAATTTCAGATCGCGGTATTTATGATCCTTCTCGCATTGCAGAGCATCATATCAATAATGAGAATCCGGCAGCTAAGATCCCTGTGCGCCCGGCGGCCTACGGTAAACCTGTGAATGAAGCATATTTTCCTATTCCATTCCGCGATGACCAGTCTGGTACATTGATGCAGGAATCGCAGCAATTACTTCAGTTTGCGAATGTGATTACTGGTCAGAATCCTGTGCGGCAGGGACAGTTTGTAAAAGGCAATAAGACACTGCGAGAATTTGAATCTGTAATGTCTAATGCCAATGGCCGCGACCAGATGACATCAATGCTACTAGAGGCTCAAATCTTTGTGCCACTTAAAGAGATTATTAAACTTAACATT